GAAGTTGCTCGAGGAAGTCAGGAAAGTCGAGGACGCAGAGTTGAGGCGTTTTCTCGAGTACTCGGCGATTCGGTTTGTGCGCTGGCGCTTTGACAAGATTGCTGAGTATTATGCGCATAGCGATGACAATGTGAAGGCAATTTTTCGCCGTTTGGCTCTGGTGATCGTGGACTTTGACGAGGCGTTGGAACGTGGTTGGGTGAAGTTGACCGAGCGTATTTTCGAGTTGCTACGGGAGGCCAACCGTGTCAAGCCTGTTCAGGATACCGAGGGCAAGCCATGACAAGCGAGGCGTGTTTGTCATATCGTATCGCCGCGCTGACAGGGTGGCGACTTGGCGAATGCTCAAACGTTTTCACTACACTGGCGACAAGTTTGTGGTCGTGGCCACAGATGACCCAGAGTTGGAGGAGTATCGTCAGCGTTTTCGTAACAACTTGATCGAGTACAACCGTGAGTTGGTTGATTGTGATTACTGTGATAACCTGCCGCGCGACAACACCTATCCGTCTCCTCTAGCTGTACGCAATGTCTTGTGGGACGTTGCAGCCGAGCTAGGTTGGACGCATTTTCTTGTTCTCGATGACGACTACAGTTGCATATCTGGCTCACTGGCTTGGCGTCTTGCTTCACACGAGAGGTCGCTTGTCAAAGACTTGTCGAAATTCCCGAACTACTTAGATCGTTTGTTTGCTATATTCTGGGACTTTCTGGACGATTGCCCGAATGTGATGTGTATCTGCATGGCGCAAACGGGCGAGTTTGCAAACAACGAGTTTCGCAAAGTCATGCAGACGTTTTTTCTGAGGACTGATAGGCGCTTTGACTTTGTAGGTCGTGGCAATGACGATGTTTCAACCTACTATGTGCATGGTCTGAGGGGAAAGTTATTCCTGCAGAATTACACTTGTGTCGTCAAGCAGATGATGACGCAGCGCAATCCCGGTGGCCTGACAGACTACTACAAGATATTTGGGACCTATGCAAAGTCGTTTTACACGTTTATGCAGTGGCCAGGGAATTGCCGTGTGTCGTTTGTTTCCTTTGTCAATAGACTACATCATTTGATATTCAAACATAGTTACCCTGAGATATTGAGGTCGGTGTATGCATGATAATGAAACTGTTGGCATATTCGACTGGACAATTATCCAAATGTCGAAATGAGTGAACAAGACTTCCGTGCTTTGGTGAAGCGGGCGCTGGGCAAGTATCAAAAAGATGACGATGAGGTGCCAGCGATGCTCTTACTTGCTGGCCTGATACGACTGTATCAGGGAAAAACATGATCGTGTGCTGTTATGGCTGATGTTTCGCGTTTTCCTTTCGACGTACTTCATCGCCTAGTCAATTCGACGGAATTTGGGAACGTAATCGACCGGCGACTGTTTCGCCTCATGCGTGACATATCAGGCATGTCGTTTCTGGCCACAGCCGATGGGAAGTATGTCCACCTGTATCGCTTCATCCTCTGGGTACTGGCCGAAGTCGCGCGTGGCAAAAACCTGTCAGCCATCGATGCCGAAATACAAGCCAAACGCTATGAACGACACCGCGATAGCATGGCGCTTAGGATCAAGTCGATGTCGCAAATATCACGCGACATCGCACCGACTATGCCTGAGCGCACAGATGTCGAAGGCTATGTCCGCGCACGCCAGGACTTCCGCTTTTTCTGCGAGCATTTTCTCTCGTCAGTCTTCTACCTAAAGTGGTCTCGTGATCACCTTCGTGCCATCGAAAAGATCGAGCGTGCTGTCCTGTCAGGCGGTCAATTCGCATTCGCAATGCCGCGTGGCAGCGGCAAAACTGTCCTGAGCATCGCTGCCTGCCTGTGGGCGATCCTCTATGGTCACCACGAATTCGTGGTGCTCATCGGAGCCGATGAAGAGCATGCCATTTCGATGCTGGATACAATCAAGACAGAGCTGGAGACGAATGACAAACTGCATGCGGCATTCCCTGAAGCCACGCATCCGATTCGGTGCTTGTCGGGAATTACCAAGCGCTCACATGGCCAGTTGTTCCGTGGTGAACGCACACATATCGAGTGTACTGCTAACTCGCTGACACTGGCCACGATTCCTGGTGCGCTCTGCTCGGGCGCTGCCATTCGTGTGTCAGGAATTACTGGCCGCATTCGTGGCATGACGTTCCATCGGCCTGATGGTCGGACAGTCAGACCGTCATTGGTCGTGATCGATGATCCGCAGACAGACGAGTCGGCACGCTCACCCACACAATGTGCCATGCGTGAAAACATCTTGAATGGTGCTATCCTGGGCCTGGCTGGCCCGGGCAAAAAGATCAGTGCGATTATGCCCTGCACGGTTATCTACCCTAACGACTTGGCCGACCGCGTCCTCAACCGCGACCTGCATCCGGAATGGTCGGGTGAACGCATGAAGATGCTCTACGCCATGCCGGAAAACTTGAATCTTTGGTACGAGTACAAGCGCATCCTCGATGAGTGTCTGGCCAGTGGCAGCGGCATCGAAAAGGCAAACGAATTCTATCAGGCACATCGTGAGGAGATGGACCGTGGTGCAGTTGTCGCCTGGCCCGAGCGATTCAATCATGACGAGCTGTCAGCGATCCAGCATGCCATGAATCTGTGGCTCCGTGATGACCGATCGTTTCAAGCTGAGTATCAGAACACACCGATACTCGATAACGCTGGCGTAGAGGAGTATCACCTGAACGCGTCGCTGTTGTCGAAACGTCTGAGCATGCAGCCGCGCGGTGTAGTACCGGCTGGCTGCACTACACTGACTGCCTTCATCGACTCGCATCAGAACGCAATCTACTACCTAGTCTGCGCCTGGACTGAGACTTTCGACGGCTATGTGATCGACTATGGAACGACTCCAGAACAGTCGGTCAGCTACTTCTCGCTTCGGGAAATTCCAGTCACACTGCAGTCGTACTACAACACAAATTCTGTCGAAACGATGGTGTCCCGTGGCATCGCTGAGACCATCGAAAAACTGATGTCGAGATCATATCCTGTGGCCGACAGCAATGCCACACTCAAGATCGAACGCTGTCTTGTGGACGCAAGCTGGGGCGCTATGACGGATGTCGTGTACAAGACTTGCAAAGACAGCGTCTATGCTGCGTCAGTTTTTCCATCGCATGGCAAATATGTGGGTGCATCGTCTAGGCCTATGAACGAATGGTCGAAAGGTGGTGCTGTGCGTGTGGGACTACACTGGCGAATCCATCTTCGTGAGCGTGGCATTCGCCATGTCGTCTTTGACACGAACTTTTGGAAGTCGTTTGTGTACTCGCGGCTTGTGACAGAACGTGGCCAGTCTGGTACGCTCTTCGTATTCGGTACTAATGCTGCAGCACATCGGTTGTTTTTCGATCACCTGCTTTCTGAGTATTTTGTCCCGGTCGAGTCTCGAGGCAGAATCGTCAACGAATGGAAACTGCGGGCCAGCAACGATGACAATCACTGGTGGGACTGCCTGGTTGGCGCTGCAGTGGCCGCATCAATACAAGGCGTATCGCTGCCAGAACACGCTGAGAAAAGGAAGCGCGAAAAGGTGAATTTTGCGCAGTGGCAACGAGAAGCCAGGGCCAAGTATCTGAGGGCCTATGCACAGTGATGACGCACGCAAAGCGCGCCGACAGTATGGCATCGAATGCCCAAAGTGCGGCTGTGTCGATAGCCGAGTGTACTATGTGCGCCGGCGCTGGCGCTGCATCATTCGTGTGCGCATCTGCCGTGCCTGTGCAAGACGCTGGGTCACTGTTGAAAGACTGTCAGGGTCGAAGTGATTCCATTGGTGGAATCACTTCGACCCTGTGATACTCAAAGCCAAAACGCCATGCGTTACAATGCGTCTTAGTGGTGAGGAGACACGACTATGTCTGACGACAACAATAGCCTGGAGCAGACGATTCGTCAAGCTGCCGCTGAAGCCAGCGAAGTTTCGACTTCGATTGGCACAGTGAAACAACGCACGCTTCAAGAGTTGATTGAGGCGGACCGTTACTTGCGCTCGCTGGAGGCAGTCCAGAAGCCTGCCAGGGCGCTGAGATTTATTCGCTTGATCCCGAATGGTACAGTATGATCGGCTGGATCAGGAAACTACTGGGAACGAAGAGGCGCACGTCGGCCCGATTTGTACGCGTGCCGCTCAATGTGCGGGCCAAGTATGATGCGGCCATGACGACGGAGGAAAACCGTCGTCATTGGGCCAATGTCGATTACCTGTCGGCCAACGCCCTCAATTCCCCTGATGTTCGCAGTACTTTGCGTGCACGCTCTCGCTATGAAGTCGCCAACAACTGCTATGCTTTTGGCATCGTGATGACGAAAGCCAACCACATCGTTGGCACAGGACCGCGACTGCAAGTGAGATTCGAGTCGAAATTACTTTCCGATCAGATCGAGGCATCGTTTCGCCGCTGGTATGATCGCGTGGGCCTGGCTGAGAAAATTTGGACGGCCACAGTCGCCAAAATTCAAGACGGCGAGTCGTTCCTGATTGCGGTCACCAATCCCTTCATCGCAACTGATGGGGTGCAGTTAGACTACCGCCTGGTCGAATGTGATCAGGTGACCACGCCGTTTTGGTCGCCCACACCAGAGCAGCCTGTCGATGGCATCGTCTTTGATGCCTATGGCAACGTGCAGGCTTACCATGTCCTCAAAGAGCATCCTGGTGATGCCACGCTGGTGTCCAGCCGCTTTGAATATGACACGGTACCAGCGGAGCAAGTGATTCACATCTACACGAAGTATCGCCCTGGCCAGGCCCGTGGTATCCCCGAGATTACGCCGGCGTTGCCACTATTCGCTCAGTTACGACGCTACACTCTAGCAGTCCTCTCGGCTGCTGAGACGGCGGCAGACTTTGCGGGTATCCTCTACACAGATGCCCCACCTGGTGGCGAGGCCATTGAGGCTGAGGAATGGGTACCAGTCGAGCTGGAACGGCGCATGCTCGTCACCATGCCAGCTGGCTGGAAAATGGAGCAGCTTCGTGTCGAGCAGCCATCGACAACGTATGGCGACTTCAAGAGGCAATTACTTTCCGAGATTGCGCGCTGTCTCCACATGCCCTATAACGTTGCAGCCTGTGACAGCAGCAGCCACAACTTTTCATCGGGCCGGCTGGACATGACCAGTTACTTCCGCTCCATCGCTATCGAGCAGGCGAATCTGCGCCGCACGGTCCTGGATCGCATCTTCTACACGTGGCTGCGCGAGTATCTGCTGGCCAATTCCTTACCGCTGACACTGGAAAACGAGATTGAAACGGCGTGGTTTTGGGACGGCATGCCAGCGATCGACCCGCTCAAAGAAGCCAATGCAGTTGATACTCGGCTGCGCACGGGAGTAACTACGCTGGCGCATGAGTGTGCGACGCAGGGCCTGGACTGGGAGGAAGTTTTGCGTCAGCGTGCACGTGAAGTTGAGTTGATGCGCGAGTTAGGCCTGCCGCTGACAACGGAGAATCCATCGAAACAGACTTCCATTCCTGAAGACGAAAGGGAGGGCGTAGAAGATGAAAAGATGCCGGCTGACATCTGAGGAATTGCGCATTCGCTTTGCTTTGCCTGAAGACGAAGAAGAAGACGAAGAAAAGGAGACTGTCGATGGCCAAAACGACGAAGAAGACGATGACGAAGAAGAAACCGACGACGAAGACGAAAGCAGTGACGAAGAAGACGATGACGAAGAAAAAGATGCCCAGGCCCAGGCCCAGGGCCAAAAGGAGCCAAAGCAAGCCACAGGCAGTATGCCGAGATTCCGTGTGCTTGCCTACACGGGAGGGAAAATTCGAGTCTCGGGCTGGCAACAACCTGTAGTCGTGGACCTGGCTGGCCTGGAGATTCCGAGCCAAAAAATTCCAGTCCGGTTCAACCACGACCCCAATAGTGGCATCGGGCACACCACGAAGATCGCAGTTGTGGAGTCGGCGCTGGTTGCTGAAGGTGTGATTTCGCGCTCGACTGCTGCTGCGATGGAAGTGATCGAGTCGGCGAAAAAAGGATTCCCCTGGCAGGCATCGGTGGGCCTGTCGGTTGAGGAGTATGAGGAGATCGACGAAGACGAAGATGTCGAAGTCAATGGATCGAAGTTTACCGGACCGCTGATCGTAATTTCGCGGTCGATCCTAGACGAGATCAGTTTCGTTGACTTGGGTGCGGACCGAAACACCACGGTTTCAGTGGCTGCGAATAGGAGTATCACGATGACAACGAACGAACAATCGACCAGCAAAAACGACACGTCGGCAAAGGCGATTATCGCCCGAGCAAAAGCAGAACGGCGGCGCTTAGCTGCCATTCGCGCTCTCATTGAAGAGGCAGCGTCGAGTCGCCATGTGGACATCGAGCTGTTGGAGCGCATCGCTGCACAAGCTGAAGAGGAAGGCTGGGATGTGCAGCGGACCGAGCTGGAGATTCTGCGAGCGACACGACCGCGCGTCAAAGAGATTGGCCAGCGTCAGAAGACTTACACGCCAGCTGTGATCGAGGCGGCGCTCTGCCTGTCCTGTGGCATTCCTGATGAGCGACTCGCTAAGGATCGTGACTACGGTGAAAAGGTGGTTGAGCAGGCCTGGCCGCTCAGACGCCGAGGACTACTAGGCATGCTTTCGCTGGCGCTGGAGGCCTCGGGGGTGCGCGTGCCTTACAATCCTAACGAGCTGTATGACACCATCGTGCAGATGCAACGCTCGCCCAACCTGCAAGCGGCTGGCTTTTCCACGGTCAACTTGCCTGGTATCCTGGGCAATGTCGCCAACAAGATACTGCTGGATGCGTTTACTCAGCAGCCGGTCACCTATGACCAGATCGCTGCGATTGAGGACTTTTCCAACTTCCACGTTCACAACATCTATCGCTTGGATGCTACGGGATCGTTTGTTCGTGTGCCGCATGATGGTGAGTTGCCGCATGGGCAACTAGTCGAGTCGGCCTACACGAACAAGCTGGACACCTATGGCATGATGTTGACGATCACACGCCAACAGATCGTCAACGATGACCTGGGAGCGTTCAAGTCGCTCATCGCTCAGTTGGGCCGACGCGCTCGCATCGCACTGGAGCGTGCCCTGTACAACGTGGTCATGGAAGCGACCGACAACTTCTATAGCGCAGCGAATGGCAACCGGTTGACATCGGCACCGCTGGGCATTGACTCGATTGGCCGCGCTCGCGCAGCACTTTCCAAGATGCTCGATGCGAATGGTGATCCGCTGGCCATCGAGGGCCAGTACATCCTAGTACCGCCTGAATTAGAGCCGCTGGCACTGCAAATTTACACATCGATGACACTGAATGAAACGACTGAGGTGAACAGGCCCAGGCCGGTCAACAACCCATACGTGAATCGTTACAAGCCGATTTCATCTCCATTCCTTTCCAGTGGCTCAGGTGCTGGCCAGTCGCCGACAACCTGGTATATGATCGCCAACCCTTCGCTAGTGCCAGCGTTTCAGGTTGCATTCCTGGAGGGCCGGCGCGCACCGACTATTGAGACTGCAGACACAGAATTTCGCACACTGGGACTGTCGATGCGGGCGTATTGGGACTTTGGTGTCGCGCGCATTGATCCACGTGGCGCCATCAAGGCGACAGCGTAATGCTAGGGAGGTGATAACATGAGGGCAGTTTACGTTGGTGTTGGGGACTCGATTCCTTACATTCCCAGCAGCGATGTACCGGCTGGTGAGGTCGTATCGTTTGCTGGTGATCGTGTGTATGGGGTCACACGCAGTCCTATCCTGGCTGGCGAGTTGGGATCGCTGGCAACAGTAGGCGTTTTCGACCTGGCCAAAGGAAGTGATAGCTTCGTAGTCGGTGACGAAGTTTATTGGGACAAGACTAACAAAGTCGCAGTCAAGACTGCTGGAGCCAATCGTTTTCGCATTGGCCTGTGTTACCGTGATGCGGCTGCAACGGATGCACGGGTTCGAGTGAAGATCGGTT